ACTGGCAGTCGGCTTTCGAGTTCAAGGAGATGATGCAGGCCGCGCTGGTGCTGCGCGGCAATGCCTATGCGGTGGCGGTGCGCGACGGGCGCGGCATTCCGCAATACCTCGTGCCGGTACATCCCGATCGGGTGGTGCTGTACGAGGCGCCGGACGGGGCGTATTTCTACCTCGTGACGCGGAACGGCTTGCACGAGATGGCGGTGCTGCGCGAGCAGCCGCTTTTGGTGCCGGCTGAGGACGTGCTGCATCTGCGCTGGCTGTCGCAGTGGAATTCGCTGCTGGGATCGTCGCGGATTTCGCTGGCGCGCGAGTCGGTCGGGCTGGCGATGGGGCTGGAGAAGCACCAGGCGCGGTTTGCCGGGCAGGGGGCGCGGCCGGCGGGCGTACTGCAAACCGATGCCAAGCTCGCCAAGGAGACGCGCGAGCAGCTTGCCGAGGAATGGGCGAAGGTGCGCGGCGGTCCGCGCAATGCCGGCACCACGGCGGTGCTGGAGCAGGGTTTGAAATGGGCGCCGCTGACCATGTCGATGGTCGACGCTGAATTCATGGAATCACGTGGCTTTCAGCTACGCGATGTCGCGCGGGCGTTTCGGATACCGCCTTACAAACTCGGGATCGAGGGCGAGCGCGGTAACGGATCGTCGATGGTCCAGCAGGATCAGGACTATTTGAACAGCGTCATCTCGTCCTATTGCGGGCGGTGGGTCGGCAAGGCGGAGAAGTTTTTCGGCCTGGACGGCGAGGATCTGTTTCTTGAGTTCGATTACACGCATTTTCTGAAGGCCGACATACAGACGCGTTTCATGGCCTATCGCCAATCGATCGGCGGACCGTGGATGTCGGTCAACGAGGCGCGGCGCGCCGAGGGGTTGCCGGACGCCGCGAAGGGCGACGATGTGTTGCAGCCGGTGAACATGGCGCCGCTCGGTTGGGTCCCGCCCGACCGGACCACAGCCGGCCAGGGCAGCGACACGACGGCGACGCCGGCGGTGGGTGGCGACGGCGATGCCGAGCGCGATCCGGCGGCCGATCCGGCCCCCGGCGTCTGACAGTCAGGATCCAGGCATGGCGTTTTCACTGCGCAATCTGTCGGTGCTTGCCTACGCCAACGGTTTCACGCTGTGGCACTACAAGGCCGTCGATGCGGCGTTGGCGGCGGTGAGCGCGCCAGGGTTTTTTTGCCGCGGCCGGCGACATGCTGGTGACCGGCGACATGGTGATGATCTCGGGCATGGACGGTGCCGGGATGCTGTGCGTCGCGGCCTCGGCCGGGCAGATGCTCCGGCTGTTTTGATACCGGGGTGACCATGCCGCTGATCGACGTCGAGACGTTCCGGGCCGATCTGCGGGCGAAGCGCAAGCCGGAAGGGACGTTGTACCGGGTGAGCACCGGGGAGGCGCGCGCGCTGGGTGACGGCAGCCGTGCGGTGCGGTTTTGTTTTTCGGACGGCTCGGTCGACCGGATGAAGGACACGATCGACCCGGCGGGCTGGGAGACGCATGAATTCATGCGCAACCCGGTGGCGTTGTGGGCGCACGATAGCTCGGCCCCGCCGATCGGGCGGGCCGGCAATTTGATGGTCGAAGACGCGCGGCTGATGGGCGATATCACGTTCATTCCGCCCGAGACCTACGATTTCGCGGACCTGATCTATCGCCTGGTGGTCGGCAAATGGCTGAATGCCGTCAGCGTCGGTTTCCTGCCGATCGATTACAAATTCGCCGACGATGAAGACGGGCGTGAGTGGGGCATCGATTTCCAGCGGCAGAGCCTGCTGGAGATCTCGGTCTGTCCGGTGCCGGCCAACAGCAACGCCTTGGCCGAGGCGCGCCGCAAGGGTGTCGACACACGGCCGCTGGTGACCTGGGCCGAGCGCATGCTGGACGGCGGCGGCAAGTCGATCGTGTCGACGAAGGAACTCAGTTGGCTGCGCATGGCAGCGAAGGAATCACCGATGTCCCAGACTCGCGGCAAGCCGCGCCAGCGTGCCGATGGAATGGCCGAGGGCGATCCCGCCGCCGGCGGCGCGGCGGTCGGCAATTGCGGCCTGGCGGCCGACGCCACGTGCGGCATGATCGACCCGCAGCAATGCACGGTGCATCGCGACATGGATGATGGCGGTGAGGACGCCGCCGCGAAGGCCCTGGCCGCGACGATCCGGCGCGAGGTGGCGGCGGCGCTGAAGGCCGCGAGGCCGCAAGGCCGCAAGGCCGCCGGGGATGCGGATCCCCCCCAGCCGGAGGCCGGCCGGCCGGACCTTTCGGAGGACCAGGAGAACGGTATCCGGATGGCGCATATGCACATGAAGGCGATGCAGTGCGCGCTGGATATCGCGGGTGACCACTTCGACAATGCGATGGACGCGCTCGACGACGTGAAGAACGCGCTGGATGCCACGCCGCCGTCTGATGACGGGCTGGCCGGCGGCGACGATCCGGAGGCCGAGAAGGCCGTCCGCGTGCGGCGTGCGCGCGAGCTGCGCCGGCTGCACGCCGTCTGATTTCTGTCGGCCGGGCGATGCGCCCGGCCGTGCCCCAACGCCCTTCGGCAAGGCGCGGACCGTCGTGAGACGGCCTGTCCCGCTGTGATGGAGCCTCCAATCCCATGAGCACGCTGCTGTCGCTCCGCCAGGCCCTCGGGGTGGCGGTGGATGAGCTTGAATCCGTGGCCTCCGACGCGCGCGCGTTCAAGGCCAAGGAAACCCAGATCCTCGATCTGGAGGCGCAGATCGGGCGCCTGGAAGCGGCGCAGAGCCGTTCGGCGAGGCTGGCCAAGCCGGTGGGCACGGGCGGCGGCGCGACCGATCCGAACGCCGATCCGACCAAGTTCGCCAGTTTTGGCGAGAATCTGCTGGCCATCGCGCGGCACTATTCGCGCGGGGTGACGGATGCGCGGCTGCGCGCGCCGGCGGGCATGGGGGAGACCGATCCCTCGGGCGGCGGCTTCCCGGTGCAGGTGGATTTCGCGCAGAGCATCCTGACCCGTGCCTACGACATGGGCGAGATCAACAAGCGGCTGTTCCGGCTTGGCATCTCGTCCAATGCGAACGGCATCAAGATTCCGGGCATCGACGAACAGTCGCGCGCGACCGGCAGCCGGTGGGGTGGCGTGCAATCCTACTGGGTGGGTGAGGGCGATACCGCGACGGCGACCAAGCCGAAGTTTCGCCTGATCGAGCTCGACCTGAAGAAGCTGATGGCGGTTTGGTACGTGACGGACGAGCTGATGGCCGATGCCGGCGCGCTGACCGGCATCGCCAACCAGGCGTTCGCCGAGGAACTGACCTTCATGATCGAGGACAGCACGATCCACGGCACCGGCGCCGGCCAGCCGCTGGGCATCCTGAATGCGCCGGTGACGATCACGGTGCCGACCGAAAAGGGCCAGGCGACCAAGACCCTGCTGTATCAGAACCTGCTGAACATGTGGGCGCGGATGTGGGCGCGCAGCCGGTTCGATGCGGTCTGGTTCATCAACCAGGATGTGGAGCCGCAGTTGTACGCGGTGAACCAGGTGATCGGCACCGCCGGCGTGCCGGTGTATCTGCCGCCCGGCGGGATCAGCGAAAAGCCGTATGCGACGCTGTTCGGCCGGCCGGTGGTGCCGATCGAGTATTGCGAGACCTTGGGCACGCAGGGCGACATCATTCTGGCGGATTTCAGCCAGTACGTGATGGCCGACAAGAACGCGATGCAGCAGGCATCGAGCATCCATGTGCGGTTTCTGACCGACGAGATGACGTTCCGCATCACCTATCGCGTGGATGGCCAGCCGATCTGGCATACGCCGCTGACCCCGTTCAAGGGCACGCAAACCAAGTCGCCCTTCATCACCCTCGCGAGCCGCTGATAGCGCGGTCTAGGAACACAGCACATGGCGCGCAATTACCGGCTCTGGGAAAACGCCCAGGTGGTGCAACTGCTGAACCCGGCGGCCGACGGGGCGGGGCGTACCAGCGCTTATGTCTCGCTGCGCAACGGGCACAAGGCGTTCGTGATCTGCAACGTCACGCAGGGCAACGCGGCGCAGGTGACGTTCAGTGTGCTCCAGGCGCAGGACACCAGCGGCACCAATGCCAAGGCGATTTCGGCGGCGCCGATCGTGGCCGATCTGGACACCGCCACCAGCGACACGCTGGTCGTGCAGACGGCGCAGGCGACTTTTCAGACCGATGTCGCGCTGAAGAACAAGCTGGTGATCTTCGAGATCGACCCGATCGAGAGCATGGATCTGAACAGCCTGACGGCGAACGCATCGGGCGTGCCGCAGCCGTTCAACCACATCGCGATCCAGACCAGTGCGAGCAATGCGGCGAACATCACGTCGGCGCAACTGATCGTGACGCCGCTGCGCTTCGCCCAGCAGACGCCGCCGACGGTCAACGTCTGATTCGGGAGCCATCGCATGACCACGATCGCAGGCGTTCGCTTGGATGCCGATGGCAACACGCGCGCCATCATCGACGCCAGTACGCAGGAGAGCATCGCGCGGTGGCAGCCGGTGGTGCTTGACGAGGATTTCGTCGGCGCCGGGCATTCGGCCATCCCAGCACATGGCTCGCCCGCGACGGGCTATCCGTGGGTCGACCGGCTGACCAAGACCTCGGGCAATCCCACGGTCGCGATCGTGGCGAACAGCGCGGCGGGGATCGTGGCGCTGGCGATCGATGCGACCAGCGAAAAGCAGGAGGCGACGCTTTACGCCAACGACCAGTTGAACTGGGACGTAACGAAAAACCTGCAGTTCGAGGCGCGGGTGGCGTTTTCGGTGCTGCCGACCGGGCTGGCCGAGATGGTGTTCGGCCTGCAATCGGCGTGGATCGACGGTCCCGACAACGCGAGCGAATACCTGCGTTTCCAGGCGCTGGCGAGTGGCGCGGTGAACTGCCAGTGCGACGATAACATCACGCCGACCTCGGTCGCCTCGGGTGTGACGCTGGTGGCCGGCGCTTTCCATGTCTTCCACATCGACGCGAGCAACCTGGCCGACATCGTCTACACGATCGACGGGGTGCGGGTGAACGCGGTGGGGTCGGTGGGCTTCGCCGCGACCGGCTCGGCGGCGATCCTGCAACCCTATGCCTCGGTCTACAAGGCGAGCGGCACCGGCCTTGGCACGATGCAGGTCGACATGGTCCAGGTGGCCACGGATCGCGTCTGATGGCGCTGCCGCTCAACATCGACCAGTACGCCGTGACGATCGGCGCGGGTGCCTCGCTGTCCGGCTCGATCGCGATGGGTGCGGATACGCTGGTCGGCCTCGTGATGCCGTCGGCCTGGACGGCGGCCGGGCTGTCCTTCCAGGTGAGCGCCGACGGTGGCACGACCTGGGTGGAGTTGTGCGACACCACGGGCACGCTGATCGCACTGTCCGCCGCCGCCAGCCATTTCGTGCAGGTGGCGGCGAGCAACTGGCGCGGCATCAACATGATCAAGGTGCGCAGCGGCACGGCTGCCGCGCCGGTGAACCAGACCCTGGCGGCGACGATCGTGCTGATCGGGCGGCCGGAGATTTTCTGATGCTGCGGACTGGCGGCTATCTGACCCGCGTGCCGCGTGTGTCCACCAAGGCAAGGTCCGGCGAGCGTGCTGTCGCTCGCGGCGATGGGCCGGCGAAGGAGCCGCGCGATGCTGACCAGCTTGCAGATCGTCGCGGGGCCGGCGCTGGAGCCGGTATCGGTGGAGTTGGCGCGCCGGCATTGCCGGATCGACCAGACCGACGATGATGTGCTGCTGGCCGGCTATGTGCGCAGCGCGCGCACCATGGCCGAGCTGTATCTGAGCCGGGCGCTGATCACGCAGACGCTGCTTTGGACGGCCTCGCCACGATCCGGAACGCCGCACTGGCTGCACCATTTGCGCGGCACGCTGGAATTGCCGAGGGCGCCGGTGCAGTCGCTGGCCTCGGTGACGGTGCTGGACGAGCGCGGCAACAGCACGGTGATCGCGCCGGCGAGCCTGCCGATCGCGCTCGGGACGGAGCTGCTGGGCTATATCGCGGATTTGGCGCAGACCCCGGCGCGGCTGCGCATCGGCGGCGGCACGCTGCTGAGCGGCGGCCTGGCGCTGCGGAGCACGGCGATCGAGAGCTTGCAGGTGCAATTCGTGGCCGGCTACGGCGCCGCGCCGGCCAGCGTGCCGCAACCGATCATCGATGCGATCCTGCTGACGGCCGGGTTCCTGTACGAGCATCGCGGCGACGCCGGCGGGGATTTGCCGCAGGCCGCGACGTGGCTGCTCGATCCTTACCGGTTGCAGTTCGTTGCCTGACAAGGCGGTCGCGATCAACGAACTGCGGTATGAGGTGATGCTCGCGCGCCGGAGCCAGTTGCCCGACGGCGGCACCGGGATCGCGGAAATCCTGGTGAGCGCGACCAGAGTCCACGCGAAAATCGAGGATGCCTACCCGCAGACCTACTACGGGTCGCAGCAGACGGATCGTCCGTTCACGCACATGATCTGGCTTCGCTGGATCGGCTGGCTGGACACGACCTGGGTGATCGTCCGGCACAGCCTGCTGTGGGACGGCAGCCCGCGCTACGACGTTTTCCGCATCCGGCGGATCAAGGAATTGAACGGCCGCAAGCGATTCCTGGAAATCGAGTGCGAGCAGGAAGCGCGGCTGACGACATGAGCCGCCGGTTGCCGCCGGGCGCGCATGCGGCCGGGGTTTTGCGAAAATTGCGAGGGCGCGCCATGGCACGGACGACGCAGCGCGCGGCTGTGGCGCGGGCCGAGGAGGCGGGCGGCACGCCCTTCGCCTCGGCGCGGGACGCGTGGTTCTGGACCATGCGGTGCCTGATCGCGCGCCGGGATGGCGCGCAGTGCCGCGCCAACCTGGGCGCCGTGCGGCGGCCGTGCGAGGCGGACGACATCGTGAAGGTGCTGGACCGGCTGTACCGCCGGAAGAGGATCGATTTGCGGCAGGTGCGGGTGCTGCGGGTGTGGGGGGAGCGCCAGATGGCGCCCGATCGGGACCACCCGGCCGAGGCGGGCTACTGGCCGATCTGGCAGGCGGCGCTGCGCGCGCTCGACGCGCCGCTGCGGGCCAAGGGGATCGTGCGGGCGGCGATGCCGCGGCCGATCGCGGTGCGGACGGCGGCGGCGGAGCGCGGCGCGCGG